ACCTGCATTTTGCCAGTATCAGCGAACTTGGCTTTTTGAATGGCTACCAGAACCTGAACATCAATTACACGATCCCGCCATCGCAAAGTCCGACCTATCAGGAAAGGCTGTCAGATTATCATAGCGGGGCGCTGGTGGATTCTTTTGCCTTGCAAGCGGTCGTTGAACAACCTAACGACGTTGGTATAGCAATCACCCAAGTGTGTTTTATCGTGACGCCGCCAACGGCAACCGCCGCCCCAAGCAACACACCCTATCCGACTAGCACACGAACGCGGACGCGGACGCCAACGCCAGTAACGCCAACGCTTACCCACACGCCGATCACGTTGACGCCAACGACCAGCGACACGCCGAGCGCATCACCGCCGCCGAGCAGCACGCCGAGTACATCACCGTTCCCTACCGATTATTTCAGTACCGTTGCCGCGCCGGATGATTGCGGCGATTTTCCGCTGCCACCTTGCGGCGCGATCCCTTTCCCTGCAGTCGAATGGCCTACCCTGAATCTACCGTCGCCAACCGCATTAGCAAGCCGTGCGCCGTCAACGGGTGTGCCAACATCAACTTATGAACCAGTATCAGGAAGTATCACACCCGGCGCGTACGGCACCGCAGTAGCTGACATTGGCAACCCGATCAACGCATTGACTACCGCCACGTTGGTAGGTCTGGATGGACGTACTACCGACCTTGAAGGCACGGCGAATGAGATCGGCACCTCGATTGGTAGCTTCTTTGGTTTCTTTCGGTCAATCCCGCTGATTCTGTATGGGCGGGCTTGGGTGATCTTCGTGTTCCTATTTGGCGTGCTGATCTTCATGCTGTTCGTCATGCTGATCACAACTGCCTATCGCGTGACTGTCGGGTTGCTGATATTCATCCGGGGCTTGCTATGAAGTGGTTAATCAGCGGTCTCGTGATAATCGCGTGTATGGGCTTGCTGGCGTCCGCTTCTACGTCACCAGCGGCGGCGGCAACCCCTAGCCATACACCAGCCGTCTATCCGACCGCCACGTCACCCTATTCGTATATCCGCATTACACCAACGCCATTCCCTGAGAATGTAACCACGCTGCCAACGTTGGCAGTGAACGAAAATGCCGGGGCAATGGCGGACACAGCGATCAATACCTATCGCTTCTTTAACAAGAGTCATCTGATTGACACGATCACCTTTCTGCTGATCGTCTCGATGATGGGCGTGATGTTGGTGCGTTGGATTAAGAGGACTGCAGATAGTGACTAGACTGCCTAAACCTGTTTGGGTTCCCGCGGGGGAAGACCCGATCACCTATAAACCGCCGCGTCAACGTCCAAGTTGCTTACCCTATGTCCTGTACATTGTGTGTGCAGCCATTGGCGTTGGTGTGTATAGCATCAATAACCAGCGTCAGCAGTTATCCGCCGCTGTGCTGCCCACCGCCGCCGCTGTGTACACCAGCACGCATACTTTGACGCCAACCATCACGCTTACACCGTCCGCCACACAGTTCGCGACACTCACGCCGTCCGCCACTGTACCGACCGCTACCCCAACCGATCTATTGGAGACTAGAATCTATGGCTTATTTACAGCGACTGCTTACCCGACTCTTACGCCGTCGCTCACCGCGTCTAACACCAGCGTTCCTACCCTCACACGAACGCCGCGCCCTCGACCGACACGCCGCCCGGTCAGTGGCGGTTCTGGCCCCGGTTCCAGTGGTGGCAATCCAACGCCGTTTGTATTCCCCACGTCGCCAGTAGTGCAACCGCCGCCGCAATACACGCCCTTGCCACCGGGCTGGCAGCCTAGCCCGATCTGGAATGGTCAGCCGTTGCCTACAATCGATTTTGGCACGGCAACACCGATAGGAACGGACGCCGCGACCGCTGAACCTACGTCAGAATCGATCCTAACGGAGACACCAACCATCACGCCAACGATAACGATGATCCCAACGGAGACACCAACACCTTGATCCGCGATCTGCGTAAGTACCTATTCCCGCCACGAACCGCCCGCCAACGGTTGCCGCTGCTACCCACTGCCTACACCAGCGACGTGGGGCGCTACGATTGCGATCCCGATGTTGCCAGCGCGTTGATATTGGCGGGTGTGGCGATTACACCAGCGGACGCGGCCCGCCTGATGGCTAAATTCGCCGGAAAGGATGTAACTGAGGTTATTCGACTGGCAAGACGCAAACGACGGTTCCTAGGCCGATTTACAGCAGCGTGGAAACGCTTTAAGGAGTTGTGGTAATGAAGGACATGTTTAACTACTTCTGGCAATGGTGCGCCAACCTGCCGGGCCGGACGCTGCAGAAGCTTGCCAAGGATATGATCGGTCATATCTTTGGCGTTCGGTCGTACCGCCGTCGTCGTCGATACTGACGACATCCGTTCGTGATAACTACTTTTAGCGGAATAAATAGAGGGTTATCTACGGTTCAGGATAGACCGTGTTTAACCCTTGTACAACCCCCTATTTTTGTCTAACCCGGTGTTGCTGTAACTGCCCCAATCGCCCCACAAGGTGGCAACGGATATTCTCCACAGGTATCGGGCGGTCTGATCGTCGCCCAAGGCCGATCAGTAGGCCATGGGTTTTTAGTTGCAGCCGCCGCATAAGTCATGTTCATTCGCTGCAGCAAATCCGGTTGCGAACGCTGGTCAAGCCACACGAGTGCCACGAGCAAGATCAGCCCGATCAGCAATACGGATATGAACATCAACAGTAGTACAACCAAACTACGCTGCATAGGTTTATCTCGCTTACTGTCCCGATAGAACTAACTGAGCCGCCGCGATCTTGTCACCATGCCGGATAGCGGTGATCACTTCGCGCTCATAGTCGCTGATACTTCCATCTGTAATTAAGCCCATCGCCTCGTCCGACTCTCCCAACAGATATGAAGTTGTTATACCTAGTCCCTTCGCTAAGGCCTTGATGGTAAGTGCAGTGGGATTACCGATAGAGTTTTCGTAGTCCGAAATTAATGTCTGATCAACACCTGTTAAGTCAGCTAATGCCGCTTGGGACAGCCTTAGCTGTTGACGGTGATACTTGAGACGTTCACCGCGTACAACCCCTGTTATCGCCTTCGTGTGCTTCACCTTTACGACTATATCCATTAACATACCAGATATATACCTAATCATAAATCGAATTGGTGATTGACATAAGATGATTAAACCATTATTCTTATGTATATATCCATAGCGGATATTTTTTTACCTGTGTTTATGGATTTATCCATAGTAATGGTAAAAACCATAAAGGAGGCCGAATGAATGCAACTGTGAAGGTAAGACGTAGTAGCAAGGTCGAAAACATTGAACGCGCTCATAGCGCATCAATGCGCGATCTTCTCATCCGTCTATACGCCGAAGGTAAAAGCCAGCGGGAGATCGCTGACTTCCTTGGTGTCAGTCAATCAACCGTTTGCCAGTACACCCGCCGCGCTGACATCAGCGTGCGGATCGTCCGTCAAGTCGAAGGGGCGCAATCGTGAAACCCAAGTTCGAGCCTGAATCAACTTGGGCAGAGAAAGCTATCCAGATGACAAACGCTGAGATCGTCAACCATCTAGGAATAGCTGAAGCGTTGTTAGTGCTATGGATACCACCAGAAGAGCTATTCAATCCGGGCGTCAGCGCCACTAAGGTGATCAGCGCTGCATCGGTTCTACACACCATTCGTGAAGTCGTGAAGCTACTACCAAAGGAATTCAACAAATGACTGAGAAAGAACAGACCACAAGCGGCAACATGATCGCCGCCCTCGTGAAGATCATCCTAGCGTCCGCACTGCTGATCGGCGTCATGCTGGCGGTTGGCGTCAACGTCACGCCGTTCCACATCATCGGGATATTTGGCGGTTGCGCCGTCACGCTGCTGTGGTCTAGCCGTCAAGGTAAGGACGGGGCCAAGTGATCGGATTGCTGATCGTCCTATACGCGGCTGGACTGCTGATCGTCTGGTTGGTGGCAAGGCTCATTCGGGCGCTATCGGATGCCGCCGCGTGGAAGCATTGGCTAGATGTCAGCGTGTCGCGCTGGCTTGATGCGGAAGATCGCGCAACCAAGGCCGAATTCGCCTTACGCGATTACGTCCGGCGTGATCGTCACGTCGGGATCGTCTACGAACTGGCGTTAGACGACGTGCAAAACCATCCACGCCGCGCTGATGATTACAACTGGAGTCTCAACTAACCATGGGCTACTTATCACCGCGCGAATTGCAACTGTTGGAAGCACTCAAGACAGTGCCAACCGATGGACTGAGCAAGCAAGAGGCGGGCAAGAAGATCGGGATCGCGCCGATGATGGCTGACGTATTCCTTCACCTGTTGCGCTCTCAGGGATACGCAGCACTGACCGCCAACCGTTACTACATCACACAAGCGGGCGTCAACCGTCTGCAGCAAGCTGCCTTGCCGGGGATGAACCTATGAGGCTATTCATTGGTGCACTGCTAAACCTGATTGCCGTATGCGTGCTGACATCGTTGGGAGCTATGGCGTTTCTGGTTCTCTGTAAAGCCTTACTCGACTTGATCATGTGGCTTGCGTCCGCCATTGTCCAACACCCTAACGAGACAATGTTAATTGTAGGTGTCATTGGCGGGATCGCCGTTGTGTACTCAGTGGCAACCGGATTTAGGGATTACAGCACTTGGGACGCCCGCAGAGCAGCCGAACAAGAAAACAATGAAAGCAATGAGGCAACACAATGAACTACGACGATCTACGCAGCGCCGCCACTGACGACCAGTCGGAAACCAAGCGCTTTATCCGCTGTGAACTGTGCGGAAAGTTGGTGGAAGATGGTCAGCAGTTCGGTTGGCGCGTGCTGCTAACCGATGGCTTTCCCATGTGGGCATGTGCTGAAGAATTCGAGGCCAACGCCGCTGAAGCCGAGCACCGCCTACAGACACTGCACGATGCACGGACGCACAAAACACCAGCGCTAACACCAGCCGAATGGCTTGCAATATTCGGTGATTAGCGACCGCCCGATCCGTGTCCACCGAAGGCGATCAATCTCTATCGTCCTTCAGAAGATACCTCACCTCCACAGCACCAGCCCCGGCGCTCATCTTGCGGTCGGTTGGTCGCCTTCGGTGGACACGGATCATCAATCAGTCAATCTACCTTTAGGAGCTTTGAACATGCTAACCGCTATCGCTGACCAACTCGAAAAAAGCCAACGTGATCATGACACGGTGGCACAACACTTTAGCGCACTGCTTACCGAGATCGCGGAAACCTTGCAAGGGGAACCGCGCCTCAAGGCGTTCCGTGATGCTCACAACGCACTAGAGACACACGCCAGCGCCGACACACAGCTAGCCGCGCTGCACGCCGTCCGCGACTCTATTCGACAGTAACCGTCACACCCTATCACGAGGAGTCTAAACAAGATGTCAACCGCTACTCAACCACTCGATCAATCTACCGTCGTCCTGCATGAAGTCAAAGAAATCTTCGAGCTGAACGACGTGAAGACAACGGGCATACGGGCCGATTGTTACAACGGCGAGGGATACGTGACCGCCCGCATTGTTGCGCCTAATGTGCCGTTGCACTTGGTAGCACGCAAGATCGCCCGCTGCTTCTGCAATGACTATCGGTTAGAGAAGATCGAAACCGTAGGCAACCGCTGCTATGAGGTCACGTTGTTCAAGACCGCTGTGACGCCCGATACTGCCGACATTCAATAAAAAAAATCCGCATTGGCGTGCGGATTAATCGGAGGGGGACGGGACTAGTGTTGTTGGGCTGAAAATAGTTTACAACAGTTTTTACTCAACATCAACACTATTCCCCGACTCCCTCACCCAACACTGAGGAAACATGTACTTACCATCTCACGATTTACACGCCATAGCAAGGTCTGTTGCCGGACTGCAGACATGGCGCGAACTACAAACCAGTCCGGTAACAACCGCACTGCTGAACACACTCACGGGCATGGAGCTGATCAAACAGTTTCCGCCTGATGTGCAGTTGGCGATCCTTGCGGTTGACCCATCGAAACCGCCGCCCACCAACACCAGCCGCAAGGAAGTGGAAGTATCGATCCCCGCGCTGCCGCCCGCTGCCGAACTGAGCAAGGATGCGCAAGCCCAAGCCTCATTCGTCGGGACGTGGTTGGATGATGTTCTCGATTGGTCGAAACATCGATCTCCCATGACGCCCGAAAACTTCCTGTTGGCGGGCGCGTTGTTCTCGCTCGGGCTGGCGATTGCCCGCCGCGCTTGTGTCCATATTCATGGCCCGGTCTATCCACACTTCTATATTTTGTGGGTTGCCCGCACGTCGGTCTACCGCAAGACGACCGGACTATCAGCGATCTATGACTTGATCGCCAAATCCATGCCGCATATGTTGTTTCCCGAAGAACTGACGCCGGAGGCCTTTATCTTGACCGCCGCTGGCAACCGTCCGGCGAACTACGACAACATGTCAGCCTACGCCCGCAAGAACGTTGATATTGGCGTGTTGCACGCCGCGCAGCGCGGCCTTGTGCTAGATGAGGCGTCGGGACTGTTCGCGCAGGGCAAAAAAGATTACATGGCGGGCAGCGAGGAAATGTGGCTGCGCGGGTTCGATGCCCCGGCGATGTATTCCCGCGAAACCAAAAACGACGGACGGATGATCATCAATTCGCTGGCGTTCAGTCTGTTGGGTGCCACCACGCCCGCCGCGTTTATTCGGTCGGTTCCCGGCGACGGTTGGGACACTGGACTAACAGCGCGGTTCCTACTGTGCTTTCCAGAGTCACGGTTGCCCTATTCGTCAGGACGCCTAGCACCGAAGGAATACGCACCGCCTGACGACCTTGTAAAGAGGCTCAGAAACTTGCATAAAGCGTTGCCACTGCCCGAACAGACCAAGGCCATAGAATCTAGCGAATTGCCGCCAAATCTGCCTACCCTGTACGCCATTATTGATCAGGATGTGTTCGCACCCTTGGCAGCTTACAGCCAAGCGCTGACGTATGACCTGATTTGGGATGGCAATCTTGACAGTCGCCTGCATGGTAACTACAGCCGCTTGCCTGTCTACACACAAAAAATCATGCTGGCGTTGGCGGCAATCGACTGGGCAGACCAAGGGCATAAAGGCGAAATCCGGATCACCCTTGGACACTATGCCCGCGCTCAACAGATCACCGAACTGTTCCGCGCTAGCCTGCATCGGTTGGTAGCCGGACTTTCCCAGACCCGCGAGGCCGAACAGGAAGATCAGATACTTGCCCACCTCGAACGCTTCCCAGAAGGGGAAACCGAACGCGATCTATTACGTCGGACTGGTTTACCAAGGAAGTCTATTCAGGAAGCTATCGCGTCTCTAATCGAGGCTGGTTTGATACACACTGAACTGTCGGATAACAAGGCGGGGCGTAAGACAACGCTCTATAAAGTGACTGAGAATACGTCAGTAAAGTGACAACACTGACATGACAAATCATTTGTCAGTTGTCAGTCGTCAGATGACTGACACTATAACACAGCCTAAACAGTACGTGCGCGTAGATAAGGACTATGCAGATGGTCACTAGAGATACTATCGAAAACGCTAAATTAGCCACTGACACAAGGGAGATCGTCGCCCTTGATCTAGGTGTGGCCCGTCGTAGATCGTCAGATTATTGGGTGTACCGCTGCCCATTTCACGACGATTCGTCAGCAAGTTTCACAGTCTATTCAGACCACTACTTTTGCTATGGGTGCGGTGAACATGGCGACTCTATCCGCTGGCTACAGCGTTACCGCAATCTGACATTCGTTCAGGCAGTGCAAGCGTTGGGAATAACCGACCTCGACCGGACGACAATTCGTCAGGACTACCAACCGCCGCCGAACTACAAAGAGCCACCGTCTGACGAATGGCAATCCAAGGCGTTGGAAGTGTGCGACCTATCCTACAATTTGCTGTGGAGTGATTCAGGCTTGCGGGCGCGGGAATGGCTCAATGCGCGGGGCCTGTCTGACGACACGATCCATAAGGCTAGCATCGGTTACGTGTATGGCACGCCGGACAGTTGGCACGATATGCGCGGGTTGAAAGTCCCTGCTGGCATTCTGTTGCCTTGGCTATCTAATAACATGGTGTGGGGTATCAAGGTACGCCGCGCTGCTGGTAAGCCTAAGTATGTACAGGTTGGCGGTGGCAAGATTAGCGCCGGACTGTATAACGCTGACAACATCCGACCGGGCAAGCCGCTGCTGCTGACTGAAGGTGAGTTTGACTGTCTGCTCGTGCAACAAGTGGCGGGCGATCTGGTGAACGTGGCGACCCTTGGCAGCGCCACAACAAAAATGAGTCTTCATTGGTTGCCAGTGCTGGCGACATGCACGCCGATCTTTGCTTGCTACGACAATGACGAGGCGGGCAGCAAGGGCGGCGGCACGCTGGCAAGCCTTAGCACGCGGATCGTCAACGTGCGCGTTCCCATCGGCAAAGACCCAACCGATTTAGAAATGAGTGAACCCGGCGCGTTACGTGAATGGATTCTATCGCTGCTGCCTGCTGAACAGCCACAGCTTAATCCTGTTGAATTCATCGACCAACTACGCGCCGCCGCTGGCGACTTCTACAGCAATGTAGCTGATCCCGTTCAGTATTTTAGGGATATGCGCGGCGAAGACGAAACGCCAGCCGGTGATCCCCCATCCAAGCCAACGCTGATCAATCTGGCAGGTTGGAACGCTGATTATCGTTGCCCGCAACATCCCGATCAATGGTACTACCTACGCCGGACGGCGGACGGTTGGATGTGCGCTCTATGCGCTGGAGTTAGATAACCATGGCAACAATCAAAGGCTTGAAAGTATTTGGACGGGAAATAGAACCCGGCGACGTGGTAATGAATGAGTGGTCTGGAAAGATCATGACGGTAGAACGGGTTGAACTTGTAAAGGACATATCTGTACACCTGCATTGTGTCATGGAAACCGGACGACATGAAACGCTACACGGTGATTGGGAGTCAGTCACACGATTGATTACCCGTCAAGTTCCAGCCTATCAACCTGACGAGGTGTGATCATGCCGATCCGTGATGAGTACAAAGAACATTATGGGCCGGACTGGAAAGCCCTAGCTGATCAACTCAAAGCGGCGGCGGGTTACTGCTGCCAACAGTGTGGCGCAAAACATGGTACAGCGATCATTCATCCAGACCCGACACACCCAGAAAAGTGGAAGTTGATCGAGGGGGAATCACAATTCGCCGTCGCGATCTCCGATGGTTACGAAGTGATCCAAGTGCAAATCGGGGTTGCTCACCTGAACCATAAACCGTGGGATAGGAGTCCCGGCAATCTGAGGGTGTTGTGTCGTGGGTGCCATTTACGGCACGACGCGCCGCAACATGCCAAAACGCGCAAGCTCAACCAGCGCAAGCGGTTAATCCAAGTAGGTCAATTGGAGTTGGAACTATGAGCGCTATTGAACTGACAGAGTACACAGTACAGCAGATGTCATTGAAACTTCATACCGCGATCCAGCTACTGGAGAAATATTCACGAGGCGGTGATGTCACTCACAGTCAACGGAACGCAGTAGAAAAGACTGTAGAGATGATCCTTAAAGATGTGCGGACAGAACTTAACGCACGTGTACGCCCAGACTCTGAATCAGACATTCCATTTTAGGAGGTATCGATCTTGAAACGCACACTTAACACACTCTGGGAGGCAATCGCACAACATGGGTTTATTGTGCTGCTATCCCTCGCGGCGATCACCCATAGCGCGTGGTCTATCAATTCGGTATTCGGTGGCACTGAACCGCTGCCCATGTATAGCCATGATTGGTGGGGTTGGTTCGTGCCGGGGCTGCTGATGTCAATCACTATTGACGTTGGTTTACTGGCGTTCGTCACTCGACTGCAAAATGGTGAACGTCAAGTCAGCTTGATTGTTGGCTATCTGCTGCTATGCGGTTTAATGGCGTTCGGTCAGTTCGTCTATGTCGCGAGTCACATTGCTAACTTTACGTTGGCGGCGGGTGTGGCGGACTATTATCACGAGCTGGCAAACGGGATCATCAAGGCCGCGCTATTTGTGTATCCCGCCGCGCTGCCTGTCGTCAGTGCTGTATATGCGTTCAGCGTTCGACAGAATACCGCCGCCGAATCGCTGCTGACGCTTGACGTTCGGCCCGACACGGTAAACGTCAAGTTCATCCGACCGGAGCCACACCACGATCCCGCGCTGGCGTCGGCTGATACGCCCGCCCTATCTGAACACTCCATCGTCAACTCTGAGGAGTCGGAAACGCCGATCCCGGTTGAGTTGTCGTTGGCAGTCCCGGCGTCAATGCCAACGACAGAACAGTCATTATCACTACGCCAGTTGCGCACGTCGGATAAGCACTGTCAGCATTGTGGCAAGCCGCTGCCGCCAACCAGTCGCAAGAAGTATTGCAACGACTCTTGCAAGCAACTGGCCTATGTTGCCCGTCACAGTCAATAAGATGCTTTATCGTACCTAACCACAGAAAGGTCAATATCATGGACGCAGTGAATCTACATCCGGTTTATGGGGCAAAGCTTAGTCCTGAACAATTCAAGGCAATGTCTGAAGACGAGCGATACGCAGCGATTTGTAATGCGTCACGCGCAGCGGTCAAGCTGTTCCGAGATACAACAGATCGTCAAGCGTCTCTGTCAATTTATTGGTCGATACGGGACGCACAAGAGGAACCCGCTTGCTCTTGGGAGCGATATTGGACTTACGCCGTGATCACTCAGCCGATGACTGATGCAGAGATCGACGCCACACAGAAACAGCAGATTTGTTAACGATAACAGCAAGATACAGGAGCAAAACATCATGAATGACCAGAAGCCCATTTATCGACTAACCGTTTGCTACACCTGCGGAAACGAATTGTATGTACTCGCAGCGAGCAAACTACCGCGCCATTACTGCGACGGCTGCGATCCAGATCGAACCGAGACGATCCACTGTGATCGATGTGGAATAGAGGCGACCGTAAAGGCAAGTCAAAAGCCATACCCGCACCTATGTCCACAGTGCGCCGAAATGACCGATGATTAATTGCAGTTCAGGAATGAGGATCAATTATGGCTGAGTGGATGTACATGTATAGCTTACCGTTAGATATGCATCCTCATGGGTGTAAGTGTGACGGATGCTTATCTTATGCCTATGGAGTGAATGACGAAGCTGATGATCAAGACTTCGAATTCTTTGAGCCGACAGAATCCGAGATTAATACGTTGCCATCGTCTGACGATGGATCGGACGATGGCAACCTACCAGACTATGAGATTCCGTCACCACGTGAACCCGGTGTGATCTACTGGGACGAAATCGGGCTAGATGATTAAGTCTCGATAATGAGCAATACAGTAAAGAAGGTGAAATGTGCGCTACTTCTATAAATGGTGGTGTCAATACTGGAGTACAAATCTAACTTGGACACAATTACCATTTATAAAACTTTCTCGGAACGGTCGTCCGGTTCATTGGTTGCAACAATATCTCAGACCGGATCAATGGAAAGAGCATATGAACAGCCTTACTGATAAGGGGGAATGATCTTGAAACGGGCCACCGATGGAATAACCGTCATGCTCTTGCTGGCGATCATCTACTATCTACTGAGTGAGCGCGTGCAAGAGGACGAGCGTAACCATCAGGCGGTCATTGAGTCTCGTTGCCCGTACTGCCCATTTGAATCAGGTGCGGAGCCTGCCAACGTTCAGCGCAGCTTGTCAGCGCATATCAGGCAAATGCACCCAGACGAATGGCGACGGCTTAGGTTAAAATAAACACTAAATGACACTCAATGACTGACTGATAAGACCAATTCTCAGTCAATAATCATTGAGTGTCACTGACTGAGAGGTACTGTGAACACTCAACAAACAGCGAAGCGCCTAACCGCGCTTGTGCTGATCATCATCCTGACGTTGGCTGGCTTGCCATTATCCCCGGCGCTGGCGTTGACATATAGTCAGCTCATAATTGCCGCCAACCCCGATCTATACTATAGACTTGGCGAATCATCTGGAACGAACGCGATTGACGCCGCACACGGCATAACTGGCGCTTATGCTTCAGGTGTGGTATATGCGCAGACTGGCGCAATTACTTACGATACAGATACAGCAATCAAACTCAGCACGGGATCGAGTTTGATCACGTTGCCAACCTATCAGCCCGCGAACCGTTCATTTGCTGTTGAGTTGTGGTTTAAGTTCGCATCCGGTAGTTCTGCGGGTGCTGATAAGTGGTTATGGCGGTTTACAGGCGCTGAAACGTACGGAGTCTATGCTCGTAACCAGTCGGGAACCTTACAAGTGATGTTTTCGCGGTCAACCCTTGGCTCTGCCAATGTTGTCACTTCATTTACTGCTGACGTATATCATCACCTTGTAACACAGTTCAACGCGAACGCGCATCAAACCGAGATTTATCTAGATGCTGCCTTAGTATTCACGATTGCGGATACTCCGTTTACTCTGATCAGCCCTACCTTTAATATAGGTAATGGCACAACAACCTGTGTTATCTTCTATGATGAATTTGCTGTCTATCCGCGTGTAATGACGCAGGGCGAAATAAATCAGCACTATTCCGCAGCATCGGCAGCGTTGACAACGCCAACACCGACGATCACCTATACGCCCTCGATCACTCCTACGTTAACGCTGACTCCAACACCGACCAACACCCCAACGCCGACGATCACGCCGTCGCCAACGCCGGGTTATGACTACGCGATCACCTTACCCGGTGGTGGTCAAGGTCGTGTGGCGATGGATGTGTCAGCAGGTGAGATACTAAATGGCGTGCTGCTGTTTATGGTCGTGGCACTGCTGATCGGGGTTATGTACGCGGTGCTAAAAAAACAGGGCAGTAGTTAGCTGCCCTCTACACACGAGTCTGGATTCAATTCCAGACTCGTTACAACTCCTGATAGAAGTTGATCACATCCTGCACTGTTGAGCCTCGATAGTACCACGTCCGCGATCCCGTCTTATCCTGTGGCTGTGCATACCAACCTGTTAGACGCGGCCCCAATGTCCAATTGCGTGCAATCGACATAGCGGCGGGAATCTGTACCAGCGGGTTATCGCTCAGTGTCGCCTTGAATGTTTCCTTGGGCAAGCAAACGAATCTTTGCGCTGGCTTTCCATCATCCTCTGGGAAGTCTTCGGTTGCCTCGAAGTATCGAAACTCTATTGTTTCAGGTGTTGTGCCGCGCCGTTCGTTGGCGTCACGATAGGCGGCAATCATCAAATCTTGTTCGGATACTGTCGGAGTAGTCATCTCGGCTTCTTTCTCTGCTAATTCATGTAGTGAAACTGGGATAAGTGGGAATCCGTGCGCGAAACCAATCACAGCGTCAAGTTCAGCAAGTCTACTTCCATCACCAATGTGACTCCATTTGATCATCGTTTTGCCTCACTGTTGTTTTAGGAACGGGTCGCTACCATTGGCAGCGCGATAAGTGTTTGGGCGGGTAGATCGCTTACCGACCCAACGACCTGCAAAGAACGCGATCACCGCAAAGAACATAGGGTAAGCACAGCAAACACCTATGAGAGTCAGAAAAGCACCAGTTGGATCAGTCATTGTCACTAGCCTCTTGAGTGGTTGGAAGTGAGTGATTCGTTTCGAACTGAACGCTTTCCTTATTGCCAGTGTGTTCCGATTTATCACTCACTGTTTTAAGTTGCAGTCCAGTCTTGATTGTTTTGCCCCGCGTGCTACGTCGGGTTCCATAGCCTAGATGGGTTAACCGTCGTCCAAAGTTGTTATCGGTCTCTTGCACAAACGCAGTCGTTTTCACCCAAGCTACATAAGCCGCGTACAGTTCCTTGCTTGTAATTTCCCCCGTCCGGTCGCAAAATTCCTCGACGAACACGTCAACGGAATGACGGCGAAGGTCATAGCGGGCCGTCTCTGCGGACGCTGGTAGGGCGGCGGTTGGTTGGGGTAGCTCGACGGGCGGCGCGTCCGTTGTTACCCTGTCTTGCGTGATGTGATAGGTGCGGTCATTGTGCATTAGATACTCAGCTTTACGGCAATCGGAAACGAAAGCATCCAACATGGCGCGGGTAATACAGTAGTCTCTCAGCAGCGGATAGAGTGAAGTTACCGAGAACTTACCATCTGTTTTGCTCACAATCCAGTTCAGCAGACCGAACGTATCAATGATCGGGTTGACGCCCTCCAACCGGATCACACCTTGCCCGCGTCCGTTGGCAATGGCGACGGCTTCTGCTATATCGTCGTCAGTAATGTAGGGAGTCTGCAGCGTGGTTTTGTCCGGGCCAACGCGGGTGATCATCCGGCCCTTGATCGGGGGCAAGGTAAACAGTTCGTGCGTTCCGATGATGATCGCGCTGCTGAATGGATCGCCACAACGCCCGCCGATCAGCCACTGCATGTTATTACGCACAAGGCGCGGCAACACGGTTTTATCTGGAGTCTGTGTACAGATGATCAGGTGAACCCCGACCGCACGGCCTAACGCGCTGATAGACTTCACAAGGTCTAACGTCACTTCGCGAGTCTTGTTGCCGCTGCTGACCAGTTCGGCAAACTCATCTATCACAACGACAATACGTTCCAACTTTTCAGCCGGATAGCGCTCATTCCATGTGCTCAGATTCTTGACGTTGCGGTCGGATAGCAGATCGGCGCGGCGGTCAAGTTCGGCCCGCAACTTTGCCAGCGCGTCAAGGGCAGTTTCCGCGTCAATGATCACTGGCTGCAGCAAATGAGGAATCTTGCGGAAGTGGTTGAATTCCATTCGTTTGAGATCGATCAGCACGAACTTTAGGTCGGAGGGATCAATAAACCGGATAAAGCTGGCAATGATGTTATTGACCATGTTGGACTTACCGCTTTTGGTGGTGCCAGCGATCAAGCCGTGCGGTAGGTCGTCAAGTTCCAACACGCGTATTTTCTTGCGTTCACCAACGCCAACCACGAACGTAGCGCGGCTCATATCGGTTGGGTAGTGCGTCAACACATCTTTATACAGCACGCGTTCCGGGATGTCCCAAATACCGTCCGCAAGGTGAACAACGACCCAAACGCCGTCCGTGTCCGTCTCTGCTTTCGTGACCGGACGGTTACAAGCGTGTCCAAGCTCTCTAAGGTATTCATCACTGATCAAGTCAGTGACATAGACCCGGTAAGGCAGTGCTGACGTGTATTTTAGCAGACCGCGCTTAGTGACAAGTATCCTGAACCAGATTGAATTCTCTTTTATCCGTCCGACCTCGAATTCAACCTTGCGTATCTTCTTACGCTTATCCCGCCGTTGGTCGGTAACACCTTCATTGTTACGGTCTGAGCGTTCACCTAGCCGCGTCCAAGTGGCAATGATGGTCTGCCCTAGAATCTGATATTGTTTTTCTACCGCCCGTTGTGCCTGTTGCCGCAATTTCCGTAGTTCGTGATACTGCAGAGTCTGGTTAACCTTGCGGTCGAAACGTAAGCGTTCCGCGCCCGTTTTCAGCAGCGGACGGATGAACCCGCGAAACGTCATCATCCAACCGGGTAACGGTCGGAACTTCTCGCGCTCTTGTGTGGTGGGTAGTACGTCGTTGCCCGTCACTGCCATATTAACACCCGTAAATCGTAAGTCTCATTCACGCGACGGTAGACAAGCTGTGCAGCGCGTTCGTCAATCAGCCTCGATACCAACGTGATCTCTTGCTGGTGTGTGGTTGGCGTCCACAGCGAGATAACCCAGATACGCCCGGTCAAGGCCTGCAGGGTTGTCTCTGGAATGTCGAAATAGGTTTTAGTAATGTTGACAATGCTGGCGTTCCTATCCTTGACTTGATCCCACAGCTTAAAGGGACGATCAAGGTATGCGCCGTATCCGGTCGCTGTGTCCACATTCAGGAATAGGATAGAGTCGCCCTCATGCCACTGGCTATCGATCAGCGCTGCTATCTGTCTGGCGTCCGAACGCGGTTCAGTTGGTAGATAGTCCGCTATGGTGCCAATGGCAAAGATCGGGATGATGACCGCTGCTAACGCCGTGCGGTTGGCGGGCGAAACGTGTGTCAGCGTCCAAGCCCATACCAGCATGAGTAGCGTTGTGGACGGCATGAAGGCGCGGGGTAAATAGACCTGCTTCACTGTGAAGCTGACGACCGCCGCCAACGCCGGAGGGATGATCACCGCCGCAAGGATGATCGCGCCCTTCGGACTGATCAACCACTGGCGACACTGAATCAGCGTCAAGACCGTGATACCCATAGTAGCGGTATACAGTGGTATTTGTATGCCAGCGTTTTGCCGCCAACCCGCGATCATCATGGTGAAAGGCCACAGCAGCCCGCCCGGTGTTAGCGGTTGCATCCAGAATCCACCCATACCGCCCACCTGTGACAGTATCGCGCTGGCTTGCGGCAACCACGCGATCACCACGAGGCCAAGGATTACCAGCGTTCTGGAGAAGTTACGCGATCTCAAGTTGGTCACGAGCAGCACCGTGCCAACGGCGATCACGTACAACACCCCCAAGTTTTGGGTGTAGACCGTGACGACCGCGCCCGCCAACAGCGCCAACCAGTTGCCGCGCAACGCTGCCCACACCATGCACAGCACGCCCGCCACGAGCAGCGCGTACATTCGCGCTTCTTGACCGTAATAAATGCCCGACGGTAAAACAGCCGCCAACAGTCCGGCGATCAACGCGGTCTTACGGTCAAACTGCAAGTCAAGCGCAATCCGCCACAGCAACAGGACGCCGATCACGCCAAATATTGCCGACGGGAAACGCAGCGCGAATTCTGAGCTGCCAAGGGTGCGAGTCGTCAGCCATTCCACGAGATAAAACAACGGCGGGTGAACGTCTGACCGGACGGCGGCGATCAGCTTGGCTAAATCGAGGCGGGCCACTGACGCGGTGAACGCCTCATCATACCAGAATGCTTCCGTGCCTAGGTTCAGCAATCGAGGCACGGCGGCGGCAATCAGCAGAATCAGCCAGTCACGCGGTTTGGGGATAAGTATCGCAACGCCAGTTACAACAGGACGATTTGAATCATCCCACTCGAAAAACCAATTACGTTTCAAAATGGCGTCCTCTCGACACAGGCTATGAGCGCGAGTACCGTTACCATTTCCAGTACGGCAATTCCGAACAGTCCTAACACTGCCCACAGCGTCACTGATGCGAACAGCAGGATCATGAACAGAATGAATTGGTTGTCTGATATTTCACCAAACCAGTTACCGACTCGCTCACCAATCCATTTTTTAAGTGCAATCAGCCTAGCCATAAATAGCAGACTCCTATGCTGGCGTAGAATGCCACCACGATGAACACGCGCCACACGGTCATGAGGCGCGGATAGCGACTGAACAGCAGTGTCCAACTGACCGCCGCCAATGCCACAATGCCAAGCACGATCAACGCAGACTCGACTTGTGCCATATGCGCGGCCCACACTGCATAGCGCGGATACTCATTCAATTGTTGGTCAGCTCCGATAAACCCAACGGCGTCAACCGGATGTTGTACGGAACGCCACGATAGGGACGTTCACAGACGATCAACTTTTCCTCGAATTCGAGGCGGTCTAGCCAATTACGAACGGCGTTGCGCGATAGGTAGGTTTTCATCTGTAGTTCGGTGATTGTCATTGGTTTGTTATGCCGTCCAATCGCCTTCAAGACAGCACGCCCATTGTGTTTAGTAAGCATAGTAGCCTGTTTCCTACACTCGTTATTCCTATCATAAATCAATTCTGACATGTAGTGAGCCATTTTCAAGTCTACTTACCCATTAAAACCCATTAAACTACTTTTAGGTCGTTTGTAGATCGGGGCAGTCTTGGACACGTTCACCCTAGATGCAAATTTCGCGCTCATGATGACTTTGCCAGTGATCGCCTGTGTCGCTGGTGTGATGGTCGTCGTCATTGCGCGATACCTGTTTGAGATCGTCGGCAACGTGTTGGGGACTAACTGATGTTTGCCGATCTGCAATACCTACTGACTTACGTGTTTGCGCCGTTCTTTTACGTGGCGGGGGCCGTTGTAATCTTCGCCTTCATTGCTGTGGCGTTAATCACGTATGTAGAAAATCTTCTGTAGAAAGGGGGTAGCTATGTCTGGAATCTCGCTCAATCTGACTCCGATGCTCGACTTTGCAATCAGTATCGTCAACGGCGTTGGCGGCGTGCTGTTGCTAGTCGCTGGCATTCCGTTGGGCTTCGGCATCATCAAGACCGTCATTGACGAAGTGCGCCGCGCACTCTAACGCGGTTTGCTGCAGTAAGGCTCTCTCTCTACACACGAGGCTCTTATGTCCGGTATCAGTATCGACCTAACGCCGATGTTGGACTTTGCGATCAGCATCGTCAACGGCGTTGGCGGCGTCCTGCTTTTGGTGGCAGGTATCCCTTTGGGTTTTGGGATCGTCAAAACCATCATTTCAGAAGTTCGTCGCGCTCTTTAATCGGATCGCGGCTTACCTAGTGGCTGGTCGCGACAGCCACTTTAGGACTATGAACAACAAACGACTCCTATCACTACTCGGTATCTTCTTAATCCTCTCCACCTTCATTGTCGTTGGCGTTACACCAGCGCCCGCTAACGCGCAGGGATCACCCGACATCACCTTTGACTTTACGGTAGATGAACAGGGCTTCATTGCCTTTGACGATCCGCAGATACGCGCCGCTTATGTCGCTGGTGTCGGATGGCACAAATCACCTGAACGTGACGACCGCGTTACCATTCTTCGCACTGGTGCATTAGCTGACGTTTTATCGGTCAAGGTATATCTGAATGACTGTACTGGCGTTAGTACGGTCTGGATGAATGGTCTCGATTTCGCTTCTTGCACTGGCGATTATGTTGAAATATTCCCGTCAAGTAGTGCATTCTCTGCAATTAGTTTTGATGTGGTATTCACCAATACTTATGATCCGTATATTGTAAAGATTGAAATATATCAGACTCCCCCTGGCACCCCAACGCCAACCTATACGCCGTCAATGACTATGACGCCAACCACAACGCCATTACCCGCGCCAACCTTGCCCGGTGCGTTGCCAGCGCGTATCTGTTCATTGCTTGGTGACGCCAACGCCAATGGCAAGTCTGGTCATACATGGCAACTTACGGGCGGCGCGGCAATTCCACCGATCAGCCGTGCGCAAGGAATTTATTTCAATAACTTTACTGGTCAAGCGCGGTTGCCAATGCGCTTGAATCGTAATGATAAATATCGCCTCGAAGTCACTTATCTAAATACACAAACTTCTTTACAAGGTCAGTTTAGTCTCAAACTTGGCGGCGGTGAACCGCTGCCGATCAATATCCTTGCCACCAGCGCCACACAGTCAAAGATATTTCCCGCCGCTAACTTCACACCCGATCCCGATGGTCTGTATAACCTACTGATTGACTACGCGCCGCCAAACGGATACCCCACATTTATTGTCACGTTCGTGTGTGTCACGAAAGTTACCAGCCTTGCGCCGGGTGATACTACGCCAGAACCCTACAAGGTTTGCGAAACGTGTAGCAAGCCTGACGACTTCCTAGACCTTGGAGGCTGGTTTCGCTGGCTAGGTTGCCTACTACGTCAAGTCTGGGAATGTGTCATCGTCCCGATCCTGTCTGGTATCTGGAAGTGGTTGGGCGGCGTTCTGGGATACTTGATCGCCGGGTTCTTCTGGTTGGCGTCCGTGTTTTCCAATGGGGCGCGTCAAGTCCTAGCCTACTTCTTTATCGTGCTGTATTACGTGAATCAATTCCTGACGAACCTTGCTCAGTCGATTATCAACGGCGCGGCGCAAGCGGTAAACAGCGAAGGAAGTATCATCGGGTTCGTCCGTGGCTTTTACGAATGGGGCGCTGGGCTGTTAACGTTCGTAGCCTCGATACTCACCAACGCGCTGAGTCTCATCCCGCGCATTGTGGGGATCATCTACATAATTGCCAGTGGCGTGCTGCAGGGCATCAATAACCCGAATGGGTATTCGGTCGTCATTGCTGACAATTCGCTGCTGAACTTCCTTTCCCTTTCATTCTATGTACTCGACAGCACGATCTTTGAGGGGCCGGTCTGGTATCTCGTGCCAATGGTTATGGCGTTCGTATCTTGGACGGTGTTGTTATGGGCAAAGCGCCAACTGCTAAAAGTAGCTGCGCCAACATCTGCATCTTAGTCATCATTCTGTGTAGTTTCATCCCGCTAACCCGCGTCCGTGCGCAAGGCGGGGAATATCTCTGCAGAGATTATGACAATGTGCCGTATGACGGTTGGACGGTAGAGATTGCGGACGGAACCGACACGATTCCGTTTTCGCCATTCAGCCCGCCATACTATCGAGGCGCGGATATTTCCAGCGGCGTGAATGCTGGTAATAACGTTGTGCGGTTTAGCGCATCAATGGCGGGGCTAACTGGCTACCAGCGGGCAACCATTACCAGTATCCGCTACATGATTACCAACTCATCTGACCTGCATTTTGCCAGTATCAGCGAACTTGGCTTTTTGAATGGCTACCAGAACCTGAACATCAATTACACGATCCCGCCATCGCAAAGTCCGACCTATCAGGAAAGGCTGTCAGATTATCATA